GCACCATTGACTGCCAAAGATATCGAGCAGAAAGATCGCAAAGCTGAATTTGATTACTACCAACGTGCTCACGGCCGACCACATCCAGATTCAGTACCAGAAGAAAGTCACTCACCTCTGGCTGGACAATACGGACATTCAGGCAAAATGAAAGAAGTGTCCAAAGACACTAGCTTTTTGGACCGACTCAAAGAACTTTCTGGAATGAAGAAGTAATTTTACAATTAGAACAACCGCGTCATAAATACACTTGACGCTGAGAAACAAAGCGTATATACTACACATGTGTATGCGCTTTTTCTATTCAGCATCACAGGCAACTCGATCTAAATTTTTAGATAGGCAACATAGTAACTAAACTTTGAAAGGCAACTAACTATGGCATCTTTAGCAGACATCCGTGCGAGACTCGCACAATCAGAAGGTAACAAACAAGGCGGCAATTCTACCGGTGGCGATAATGCAATTTATCCACACTGGAACATGGAAGAAGGCGCATCCGCAACACTCCGATTCCTCCCAGACGGCAACACCAAGAACACATTCTTTTGGCAAGAGCGAGCAATGATTCGTTTGCCATTCAATGGCGTCAAAGGTGAAATGGAATCCAAACAAGTATATGTCCAAGTTCCCTGCGTGGAAATGTGGCAAGAAACTTGCCCAGTGCTTACTGAAGTTCGCACTTGGTTCAAGGACAAGAGCCTTGAAGAAATGGGTCGTAAGTATTGGAAAAAACGCAGTTACATTTTCCAAGGCTTTGTTCGTGAGAATCCACTTGGCGATGACAAGACTCCAGAGAATCCAATCCGTAGATTCATTATTGGTCCTCAGATCTTTACAACTATTAAGGGTGCATTAATGGATCCAGAGTTGGAAGAATTGCCAACTGACTACTTGCGTGGTCTAGACTTCCGTGTTAGCAAAGGTTCCAAAGGTGGCTTTGCTGACTACAACGGTAGCAAATGGGCTCGTAAAGAAACAGCACTTACCGAAGCAGAACAGGCCGCAATTGAGAAACATGGCCTGTTTGACTTGAGCACATTTATGCCCAAGAAACCAGGCGAAGTTGAACTCAAAGTTATCAAAGAAATGTTTGAAGCATCAGTTGATGGACAAAGTTACGACACTGCACGTTGGGGTCAGTATTTCCGCCCAGCAGGCGTCAATGCTCCGGCAGGCAGTGCCACAGCACCAACAGCGGTTGTTGATGGACACGGTGATGTTCATGAAGTTGAAGCCAAATCAGCACCCGCATCGGTAGCATCGAGTGATTTTGATGATGAGCCAGCAGTGGCCAGTGCTCCAGTAGTGGCCAAACCATCTTCAGACAAAGCTCAAGACATCTTAGCAATGATTAGGGCCCGTCAAAAAGCGTAATAAATGTTATCGCATTTAGATCGCACGTTGTTTCCAGACCGCTGTGAGGTAGTAGAAATTGTACCCTCACAGCGGTATGTCTATATTATTTTTAAAAATGGACATACTAGTTTCCTTACGCCACAAAAAAAGAACAACTGGCCAATACGTATTAATCAACAGATTCAACGAATCAACACGATTGATGTGATTATAAGAAACCCTAAAGATAGATTAATCTCTGGGATCAATACATTTATACAACATACATTAAGAGATAATCCTGGGCTTGATCCTGCTACAGTAGAATGGTTTTCTTTAAATTACATATCTTTGAATCGTCACTATGCTTCGCAATTTGCTTGGCTATTAAATTTGGCAAGATATTTAAATCCTGATGCAAAGTTAAACTTTTTACCAATGAGTGCCATTGGAGAATTCACTGGAAGAAATTCAAAACCCGAAGGAGTTCACCCAGCTGACGCAACACTAGTAGAAAAAATTTCATTGATAAAAAACAACGAAATGTATCAGCGAGTAGACACAGCAATATTTGAATGTATTGGGCATTCGTTAACATTTAGGGAATTATTAGAACATATAAAAATTACAGATCCTGCCGCATACGAATATGTAATTGAATACGCACAACAAATTTTAAATCCAACTTATGTATTGTCCTAGGCTAGATCATTTTGTTCGCTTTAACTCTAACGGCACAGTTAGTCGCTGCGGCCACATGGTTAATGCTCCACAATTTGACTCATTAACAGACATGGAATCAAGTATGTGGTTGGCCAAAACAAAAGAAAAGATGTCTCAGGATCAGTGGCCTGCCGAATGTGCCAGATGCCAGGAAACCGAACCCAACAGTATACGAATATACGCAACCACATTAGATAGTCAAACTACACAAAAAGATTATCTACAAGTTGGCGGTGTGTTGGACAATTTATGCAATGCCGCTTGTCAGACTTGCAATGAAAATCTCAGTAGCAGAATAGGCAGTTTAATAGGACCAGGATTTCCTATTGTTAATAACACAGATCAATTCTGGCGCTTGCCACAAGAACGCATTGTGCATTTAGACATCAATGGTGGCGAACCTAGTTATAGTAAAAATTATAAAAAAATATTAAAAAATTTGCCGCCAAATCTCAAAACTCTAAGACTCAACACAAATTGTAGCACAATATTGACTGAATTAGTTGACATTGCCAATCGTGGTATCGAAGTCACGGTAACTGCAAGCTGTGATGGCATTGGTGCAGTTCATGATTTTGTGCGTTGGCCAATTCCGTGGCAAGATTTTTATAATAATTTAATGACATACAAAACAATGCCCGTAACATTGAATTTATGGACCACAGTTAGTGTATTGAATGTAGATGACTTGCCCAACATTCAACAGTTTGCCTTAGAGCACGGCTTTGATCACAGTTACGCTTACTTAAAAAGTCCTGTGGAATTAAGTGTTGATAATACTGATATTCCTGCAAGAGATGCATATATAGCAAAACAAAAACAACTGAGAGGTATAGTATGAAAATAGCAATCACTGGACACACAGCAGGTATAGGTCAAGCACTGGCCAAAGAATACCAGCTCAGTGGTCACGAAATTGTAGGCCTTAGTCAGCGGGAGGGCAACAATATTCGCAATACGCCTAAGATTTGCGATCAAATTGAACCCTGTGATGTTTTTGTTAATAATGCTCAAGCTGGATATGCCCAAACAGAATTGTTATTTGACATGGCACGACGATGGCAAGGCACCGGTAAACAAATTATTGTAATCAGCACAATGATGACACAATCGCCTGTATCGTCCTTAACTGGATTAGATATGGACCATTATCGACTACAAAAAGTCACATTAGAAGAAGCTGTGCGTCAAATACGCCACCGCCGACTTGGTGTAAAAATTACCATAGTCCGTCCTGGTAACATTGCTACTAGTCCAGATAAAACAGTACCTCCGGCTGCTGATGTTAATAATTGGGCCAAAACACTGTTGGACTTGCTTGACACAGTGAAGAACAATAATTTATCAATTCCAGATATATCATTAGGACCTATAAACCAATGACTCCGAAGGATGTTCTAACAAACAAACATTTTTGTCCAATGCCGTGGACTGGATTGATGTATAACTTTGACGGCAGAGTAAAAAATTGTATTCGCAGCGACACCGTAACTGGTGCTTTGGGTAATATTAAAGATTCACCTATTGAGGAAATATTATTAGGACCTATTAATGTAAACAAACAAATTGACATAACAAACAACAAACCGGCATCTGGTTGTCATACTTGTTACAATTTAGAACATGGAAAAGAAGGTTTTGATATAATTAGTGATAGAATTTTCTACATACGAGAATTTAAACGGACACCACTGGACACCTACCAACCAAATAATTTTGATTTACAAACCATTGATGTTCGATGGACCAATTTATGTAATTTTGCATGTGTATATTGCGGACCTGAATTCAGCAGTAATTGGGCCAACGAGTTAAGCAAAAAAATAGAACAGCCGGCTGAACAACAACAAAAAGACTTTAAAGAATACATTCACCGTCATGCTAAAAATCTCAAACATGTGTATCTAGCCGGCGGTGAACCCTTGTTAATGAAAGAGAACCTTGAACTGCTCCAAAAATTAAATCCCAATGTTAATCTTAGGATAAACACTAATCTTAGCAAGGTTGATACTGGAGTGTTTGATGCAGTGTGCCGATTTAAAAATGTTCATTGGACTGTGAGTGCAGAAACCATAGAAGACGAATTTGAATACATACGTTTTGGTGGCCGCTGGCAAGATTTCTTAGACAATTTAAATACAATCAGGCAACTGGATCATAAAATAAGCTTCAATATGTTATGGTTTTTGCTAAATTATGACACAGTATTTGAATGTGTTGATTACCTTAAAGGGTTAGGATTCCATAACAACAGTTTTGTTATCGGAGCACTATTGACTCCGGATTACCTAAATATTAGGCATCTGCCAGAAAATGTGTTACACTTGTTAAAGTTAAAATTAGAATCACGAATCAACGAGAATCCAGGATATCTACTTGAAGATAGCTATCGAAATATGTTACACTATATAACACAACCAATTGAAAAAAACCTAACAAATTCGTTTGAACAATTGGCCGTAATGGATCAGCGACGTGGAGTAGACAGCAGTAAGATTTTTACAGAATTATACAAACTTAAAGAAGGAAAGTAATTATGGCAAAACCATTTGACATCAGCAAGTTCCGTAAGGACATCACCAAAAGCATTGAAGGTCTAAGCATTGGATTCAATGATCCAACTGATTGGATCAGCACAGGCAACTTTGCCTTGAACTATCTCATCAGTGGCGATTTTAATCGAGGCATTCCGCTGGGCAAGATCACAGTATTCGCCGGTGAATCCGGCGCAGGCAAAAGTTATATTTGTTCAGGTAACATTGTAAAGAATGCACAAGAGCAAGGCATTTTTGTTATCCTAGTTGATACAGAAAACGCACTAGATGAAACATGGTTACACGCACTGGGTGTGGACACTGGTCCTGACAAGTTGCTTAAACTGAATATGAGCATGATCGATGATGTAGCCAAAGCTATTTCAACGTTTATGATTGACTACAAAGCACTACCAGATGGTGAGCGCATGAAGGTGTTGTGGGTTATTGACAGTCTAGGCATGTTGCTTACTCCAACCGATGTGAACCAATTTGAAGCAGGTGATATGAAAGGTGACATGGGCCGTAAGCCCAAAGCACTGACAGCATTGGTTCGCAATTCAGTCAACATGTTTGGTGGTTACAATGTCGGAATGGTTTGTACGAATCACACCTACGCCAGCCAAGACATGTTTGATCCAGATGACAAGATCTCCGGTGGTCAAGGCTTTATCTATGCGTCAAGTATTGTTGTTGCCATGAAGAAAATGAAACTCAAAGAAGACGAAGAAGGCAACAAGATTAGTGAAGTAATGGGTATCCGAGCCGGATGTAAAGTAATGAAAACACGCTATGCCAAACCTTTTGAAGGTATGCAGGTTAAAATTCCTTATGAAACAGGTATGAATCCTTACAGTGGACTAACTGATCTTGCAGAGAAAAAAGGCATTCTTAAGAAAGATGGCAATCGTTTGATGTTTGTTACTAGCGAAGGCGAGATAATTAAACAGTTCCGTAAAGCCTGGGAATCAAACGAAGATGGTTGCTTAGACAAAGTTATGACAGATTTTAAAAACCAGAAAGAAACAGTAAACACTGAAGAAACAGCAACAGAGGAATAATAATGACAGTTGAATTAGCAAACGAAATTTGGTCTGAACTTAAAAGGTATGTCAACACAGTAGATCGCAACGAAGCGGCAGAAACACTGGTATCGGTCTTAATTGATAACGATATCGGAGCCGACGAGATTAAAACTGCTTTCAAAAGCGACAGTGACGTTAAGAAGGCACTAACCAGTTATCTTAGAGATCACGACGAGCTTGAAGAAGAAGAAGTTGAAGACGAAGACTACGACGAAGACGAAGACTGGGAAAATTAATGTGGTATAGCAAAGTTGTAGCTGATCTAAGTAATATACCTGATTTTATTACACATTACGAACAAGAACTCGATGAAGCCAAACGTGACTGTCGAGTTGGCGGACTTATTGAAAAAAATATTACAGCTTTGCCAGGGATCACAGAACACAGGTTTAACCAGTTGCAAGAAATTGAAGCAGTATTGAACTACCTTAATATACAACTACGAAAAATTCGTCGTAAGCATTTTCAAAAATATCTTGAAGGATATGCTCGTGCGCTGACCAGTCGCGATGCTGAAAAGTATGTAGACGGTGAGGATGAAGTTATTGAATTTGAAACGTTGATCAACGAAGTTGCATTATTGCGTAATCGATTTTTGGGCATTCTTAAAGGAATGGAAAGTAAAAACTTTATGTTAGGACATATTGTAAGATTGCGAGCCGCTGGTATGGAGGATGTCCAAGTATAATGTTTATACATCCAGGCGATAGCCATCAACACAGTCTCGAAACGCTAAATCAGTTATTTGAGCATGATGATTTCATGTTCAGTTTACGCACCATAGTTGATCTTGGATGTGGCTCCGGAGATGATTTAGTTTGGTGGGCTACAAGAACAACTCGAGATGACGATCCCCAACCGTTGAACATCAAATGTCATGGCATTGATCTAGGTACAAATCCATTGGTTACTAACAACCATGAACATATTTCATATCAACAAGGTAATTTTGAAGACCCAATCATTGCACCAGATGGCGGGTTTGATGTGCTATGGTGTCATGATGCGTTTCAGTATGCTATCAATCCGATACAAACTCTGAGTAATTGGTGGCATATTGCCAGCCCCGGTGGTATGCTATCACTAACAGTGCCTGTAACTCAACAAATACATCGTCGACAACTTTCATATGTGTTGCCCAATGGATATTACTATCATCATACCATGGTCAGTCTTATGTATATGTTGGCCACAGCCGGATGGGATTGTGGTGCTGGGTTTTTTAAACAAACACTTACTGAGCCGTGGATACATGCGGTAGTTTACAAAAGTAACCAATCTCCTCAGAATCCATACAAAACCAACTGGCACACACTGGTAGAGCAGAATCTTTTACCACAGTCTGCTGTGAAAAGCATTTATGCTCACAGTGCTCTAAGACAACAGGATTTAGTTGTTCCTTGGATCGATGGCAGTTTATTGAGCATGGCCGTTTAACGGTACATAAATATTTGCATGAAAAAAATAGTAGTAGTAAGCGGCGGATTTGATCCAGTTCATTCTGGACATATCCAACTAATAAAAGAAGCTCGCACGTTGGGCGACATGTTAATTGTAGGCATCAATAGCGATGAGTGGCTGGCCCGTAAAAAAGGTCGCGCTTTTATGCCTTGGACTGAACGCCTGTGTGTATTAAACAACTTGTCCTCAGTAGAGGAAGTTTATACGTTTGACGACGAAGACGGAACTGCATGTCATTTACTACATCAAGTTCGAGCACATTATCCAAACGATAAAATTATCTTTGCCAATGGTGGCGACCGAACACAGGCAAATATTCCAGAAATGGATGTCAAGGACAACAACTTGCAATTTGCATTTGGTGTTGGCGGATTTAATAAAGCCAACAGCAGTAGTTGGATTTTAGAAGAATGGAAAGCACCAAAAACAGAACGTACCTGGGGATATTATCGAGTATTACACGATGTGCCAGGAACCAAAGTTAAAGAGCTTACTGTTATGCCTGGACAGCATCTTAGTATGCAACGTCACCGAGCTCGTGCTGAACATTGGCATGTTGTTGAAGGCACTGCTACAGTTTACGGCATAAATAGAAAGAGCGATCAAGAATCCTTGGGCACATTCGGGCCGCACACTCATATACACATCAATTGTAATGAATGGCATCAGCTGTGCAATGAAACAGATCACCCGTTAAAAATTGTAGAAATACAATACGGTAATCATTGCGCCGAAGAAGATATTGAACGCAAATAATAAGCGGTAAATATGATTAATCAGGAGAAAACAATATGGCACTACGAACAGTAAAAGTCCAAGGCTGGGGCTGCATTGGCAGTGAAAAACGGGCTAAAATCACAGCATTGCTTGAAGGTGAAGTTGTATTTTCTGGTGATGTTGATCTAGTGGAAATGGATGAAACAAACGATCGTATGGAAACGGCTCCAACTCTGTTTACATTTGAAATCCCAATAGATTTTGCAGGCACAAAACATCTCATATGTAAAAATGAAAATGCCGCAGTTAGATATGGACAAATGGTAATAAATTATAATGTTGTTGAAGTAGGAGATATCCTTTATAGTGATGGGCCAGACATATTCGATGATGTGGCTTGTGAAGATTCAGATGGAATTATAGATCCTCGCACAAACGTAACTGTTGACGGTGAACCTCAATCAGCAATGCGTGAATTTGGCAATGGCACATGGCATTGGACATTACAGCCAGACTCAACTCTTGAACACGATACAGTTTTTAGAGCTGGATTGTTAGATTTAGACTAATGTTAGTATACACTAACCTATTAAAAACCCTTCATTTTGGAGGGTTTTTTTATGGTTGACCATTAATGCCCATTTTGCTATAATACTTGTATAGAAACTAAAAAGGAGCAGAAAATGACTAAAAAACACTTTATAGCAATGGCTAAAGAAATTAGCCAAATGCCAGACCGTAAGTCAGCCCGCATCACAGCCGAGGCATTCTGCAAAGTAGCACAGACTACTAATCCCAGGTTCAACCAGTCTCGATTCCTTGAAGCCTGTGGCGTTTAAGCCGGTTGACCATTAAAGCCATTTCGCTTATAATATACACATATTAACAACATAGTTAAGGAGCTAAAAAATGTCTACAATTCTTGTAAAACACGGATCGTATCGTAATCAACCCGTAAACAATGTGACCTTTAATTTGGTTAAAGGTTACCAAACTGGAGCCAAAGGAGGCTATGTGACAGTAAATGCAGAAGGCTACTTTGGTGAAGACACACCAGATGTAGTCCGTATCCGTGTCGGCTCAATTGAGGATGTAGAGTTTACTTCTGGTGCTACTGCTGAGGCTCCTGTTGCTCACGTTCATGCCAAGGCGCCAGTAGAAACTGACGAAGAAGTTATTGCCCGTATTGGTGAACGCTTTGACATCCTTGATCAAATGACCAAGGCCACTATTGCCGGCGATGTCCGTGCAATGATTGTAGTTGGCCCTCCCGGAGTTGGTAAGAGTTATGGTGTGGAAAAACAATTGGAACATAGTGGCTTGTTTGATCAGTTGAGTGGTCGGCGTGTCAAGTATGAAGTGATCAAAGGTGCTATGACTCCAATCGGTCTCTACTGTACCTTGTATAAACATTCAGACAAGAACAATGTTTTGGTGTTTGACGACTGTGACTCAGTGTTCCAAGACGATCTCAGCCTGAACATTCTCAAGGCCGCCCTGGATTCAGGCAAGAAGCGTAGAATCTACTGGAACTCTGACTCTGCTATGTTGCGTCGTGAAGGCGTTCCAGACATGTTTGACTTCAAAGGTTCGTGTATTTTTATTACCAATCTACAGTTCAGCAATCTTAAGAGTAAGAAGTTGCAAGACCACTTGGAGGCATTGCAGAGTCGTTGTCACTTCCTGGACCTTACACTCAACACCATGCGTGATCGTTTCTTGCGTATCAAGCAGATTTACCTCAAAGGTGAATTGTTTGCAGACTACGATTTTAGTCAAGAACAGGGCGCCGAAATTATTGCGTTTATGGATGCTAACCAAAGTCGCCTGCGTGAAATGAGCTTGCGTATGGCGCTCAAGATTGCAGACTTGACCAAAGTATCAGGTGATAACTGGAAGGCTCTAGCCGCTAGCACTTGTATGAAGAATAGTTAATACGATAGCTCCTGGGTAGTGCAAACTGCCCATTTTACAACAGGTATCTGTAAAAAGATACCTGTTTTTTTACTATTATAAGTAATACATCATGAAAAAATATTGTGTATTACCATTTATATCTGTTAGGATTGAAGATAGCAAAAATTTAAATTCTGTAGGATTTAGACCGTGTTGTTTTTATAAAGACACAGCCTTGCCAATTTTTAAAAATATTAATGACTATTTAAATTCTGATTTTTTAAAAAATCTTCAACAACATCTACTTACGCAAGACGAACTACCGCCTGGGTGCAACGGTTGTTCTATTATTGAATCAAAAAATCAAGTCAGCGTTAGACAACTTAAAAATAAATTTTTCCAAGACTTGGTATTACAACAGACAGCAATACAAGAAGTAGATATTTTTCCATC